TTCTTTTTCTTTTTACCTTTGGCTTTATATCCACTTGCAAATGCCGCTCTTCTTTGAGCATCACTTGCAAAACCCTCTATTGGTGCCAATCCTTTTCTTTTTCTCTTTTTAGCCATAGTATTCATATATTCTTTTTTTGTATAATCAGGGTCAAGTTTTCTCATCTTGATTAAAATATCTCTTAACATCTCTCTATCTGTAGAATCATATCCTATTTCAAAATTTGGTTTTTTCTTTAATAATACTGAGTATGCTAATCCAATATCTTTCATCTTCAAAGTTCTTTTCTTTTTATCAGGATAAACTCCTTTTGGCCCATAGAAATCATTCATATATTTAATGAATCCTCTGTAATCCATTTCACTCATAATACTCTTAGAAGATATATTTTCTTTCTTTATACAATTAGGATATGTTTTACCAAATAACTTTTTAGTTTTTCTTTTTGGATGAATCATGTATCCTTTCCAACACTTTTCAACTAAATTACTGAATTGTTCTGTTGTTTCGAACTTCATCAATGATGACATGATTTCTGCTTTCTTTGAAGCATTTGCATTTCGATAGGCCTTCTTTATATAATCATAGGTTTTTCTAACCATTTGTTTAGCATCTTCAGGTGTGTTACCATACTTGATTAGTAATTGTTCAATCTTTTCTTTTTCACCCTCATGTAGTTTACCCTCTATCATATCTTCAGCACTAAATTTATCAACACCATAATCTTTACTCATAAGGAACTTCATTAATTTTTTCTCATCACCTTGTAATACTGCTGTTGGTTCGTAGTTAGGGCCTTTAGTAATCTTTTTAACTTTCAATCCATATCTTTTTGCTAACTTTTTAATTGAGTTTTTTCCAGCTGTATTGAAATTAAAATTACCAAAAGGAACATCACCAGCAGTTTTCATACCCTCTTTTAAATCTTTATCTTCCTCACCTGTTCCACCTGGTGATTTTAATTTAATATTTGGGTCAACCGCTGAAGTAGTGTAACCACATCCCTCAAGTTCTACACGAATCATTTCTTTTAATTTATCAATTGTTTCACCTGTAAATTGTTTTTTGTAAAAATCTACATCTGCTTTAGATTGTTTCTTTGGAACTAAAGGTGAATCTTTACTTGTTGGATTAGGCCCATCTTTCTTTTTCTTAAACTTATCTACAATTCTTGAAAAAACACTTTTAGCTTTTTTGTGTGCTGGATGTTGTTTATCACCGAGAGCAGTAGAAAGTTTGTTAACTCTACCTGTTTTAGGATTCTTCGCTTTCATCTTTTGCATAGTTTGAACTGCGGCAGCAATAGCGGCTGGATTCTCTTTGATAAGTGTTTCTAAGTTTATATCTTCTTGTTTCACTTTCTCTGGTTTCCCTTTGTGTTTTGTAGATGCATATTTTTTTACATCTGATTTATCCATATCCTTAGCAACATCTTTTACTTTCTTGGATACTTTACTTGGGTCTACATCACCTTTATTCAAGGCATGTACTAATCCCATGAATCTTTGTTGAGCTTTAGATTTAGCAGGCATTACTTTGCTAAACCATCACCATTGAATTGTCTATTTGGTAAACCATTGGTTGGTGTTGGTAGTTTATCTAAACCACTTGGCCCACCTAATGAATCATTACCACTTTTAACAAATGGTTGGCTTGGTACTAAATTTTCTAAACCTGAATCACCACCTAAACTATCATTGTTTTTTGGAATGTTAGGTAATTGTTTATCTTCTAAACCTGGCATCTTACTCTCCTCTTATAATTTTATTAATTATATCTTCTGCTTTACAATACGAACCACAAGTTCTTCCTTGTGTATTATCAACACCCTCTTGTAATGGATGCATAAAAGCACCATGTGTAGATGGATTAGAAACAAAATCAAAAGCAATCAATTCAAAATCTTTTCCAACTTTCATTGCTGGTTTACCATCAGCTTCTTCAATAGCCTCAACTGAACCCATACCACGAGAACTGATACCTAACTTGATACCATTCTTAAATAATTCTCTTAAGATATTACCACTTGGTGTAGTTAAGATTTCACAAGTTCCTAATAAGTTATCACCCTCCCAATGCATTTCTGTAATATTATGAGATACATTTTGTAAGTTCACTACAGAAGAATCAGGATGGTCTAACTCACCCAAAGCTCTTTTCTGTTTTATAAATCCCTCATCATAATTTTTTGCTTCTCTTTGTAGAATCTCCATTGGATATACTCTTCCATTTTGATTCTTTGCATTTGCTCTTTGTAATACACCTTTAACAACTAACTTACCATTGTTTTCTTTCATGGATTCGTTGATTTGTTCAGATGATATTTCAAATGGTATATAATCTACAATTAATTGTTTCATCTTACTTCATCCTCTTAATCATTTGTACTGCTTCTCTCATAAACTTTGTAACACCCT